TCCCCATCTCACTCACCCCACTGTATTTGTTATGTCTCTTGCCGCCCCGATCCACAGGTTCCACTGCGTCGCGTAGTGCCACACATTAGCTGCATCAGTTTCAATGTAGCCACCTGAAAACCATTCCAACAATATGTTTGCCTCGTCAGAGCCCGTATCTGTCCCAAGTTCGTGTAGCAGAATCTTCAATCTATCAATCGCCGAATCAGGTACAGCCGAATCGACGCCGTAGTACCACAGGTCTAGGTAGTAGGTATGTATGCCATGTAGCAGATTCCCGTTCAGCGAGATCCTATGCCAGAAGTAAGGGAAAGTAGGATCGGCCGGTCCCATCACACGGTAGACAGACACGGGATCGCCTAGCACGCTTTTGAGCGTTGCGTCAGACGTGAGTCGCGTCCATAGATAGGTGATGATCGCCTGCCCTGTCTCGACCGCTGCCACTAAAACCACCTCTCGTTTACTTTGAGGAGCATCGCGGGTTTTGCCTGATCCAGTGATGGCTTCAACCAAGGACGCCCGCCCTTGCTAACTGGCTTCTTCTCAAGCGCGAGTCCGTAATCCAGAGATGTACCAATTAGCAAGTCGCCGCCTTTCGGAAGTATTCGCACGCTGCCTTTCAATCCGCCAGTAGCAATCGCGGGGAATTCACCAGGCGCAGACGCCGTATACATCACGCTTGTTCCAGGCACTCGATATGTGCGCCCACTGCGCGAGCCTGAGATGTTCTCGACAGTCTTGTTCCGTCCAATATCAGCAGCGGAATGAAGCGCCTTGTTGCTGGCCGCCGCAATTGCAATCGTTACCGCTGGCATATAGGACACGAACATCTTAGACATCAGCCGCCGCCTTCTCTTTCGCCTTGTCCTCTTCAACAAGTACCGTCGTCACAGTGCCTTCACCGTCGGCGTTCACCGGGCTAGACTTCGGCCAATAGATCTTCAAGTAGTCATCGCTCCCATTCGTGAACCACACGAACCGTGTGCCGCCCAACGTGATCGTCGGCTTATCGTAGAATCTGAATTCTTTCCGCACGACTGCATCCAGCTCGATGTTGTACCTTTGAACAGCCATCGCCGGACTGATCGACGCAACCTCACACCATCTCGTATCAGACGAAGCCGTAACCCACGCACCCAGCGGAGAGGTAGCCGTGCTCGTTCGTGTGCCGGTATCAATCCTCACCCTATCTTTGGCGTTCATCCTAACCCCGGACAAAAGCGCAGATGGCTAATGACGTCAAACGTATCTGCCATTCCCGCACCTTCTTCTCTCATCGTCATATACACATCCTGGCCAATTCCAGACTGCGTATCGGACATCAACGCAGAGGGATTTCTGAAGTGCCGACGGATCCGCTGGTAGAGCCACTGATTCACGTCTTCAGGTATGTCCGTCGATGTGAGCACCTGTCTCACGAGCAGCTTGTCTTCATCCGAGCTGGTCACCACAATGTCATCACAGTAGCCGTAGTCAGCGGTAAGCGTAACCGAGCCGCTAGTATTGGCCGCTGTCACTCCCTCGGCTCCAGTGGCCCCGTAAGAGCCTCCTAGAGACGTAGAGTTGACATAGGCCGCGAAGTTGTCAGCGGTCTCTGAGTCGTCAGAGCCAAGCGCGAACTCAAGTTCATCCTCATCAGCCGTCGCCTTGCAGGTGTACGTCTTGCCGTTGACAACGATGTAGTCGTCTGCAACCACGCCGTCGAATACGACAGTGGGCACGAGTTCAGTGAACGGGTTGTTGAGGTATTCGTCAGCCTTGCGCTTACTGGCGTTGAACAGCACCTCGAGCAAGGCATCGTGATCTGATCCGTCAACGCCGCAATAGCTGCGCACCAACGATGTGTACGTTGCCCAAGCTAGGTTCGTATACACTGGACCGTCTGCCATGACTACTCCTTACCTCTTCGGTCTACCGATTGGACCTGCGCCTTTGCCAGTGCCAACCCCCTTTCCCTTACCGTCTGAGTTGATCTTCCCACCTGGGCATTTAGCCATTCGTCCTCCCGAACACCTTATGACCTGAGAAGCGCCGAACGCCTCGGTTCTCAGGCACATCAATCACGCGGTTGTCAGTCTCTTCGATCATGCGCTCGGCCCAGCCCGCGTCGATGAATTCCTCGCCAAGCGTCTTATTCACGATCACTTCATCCCCTGGATCGTGATCCTTACCCTTGATCGTCTGTTCCGTTGTTAGCTTGATCTTCATTCCTCACCCCCAAGGGAGGCAGGGAGCCGAAACCCCCTGCCATCGTTCCTAGTAGTCTCCGAGGTTGATCCAGTAGATTGTGATCGTTCCACTAGCCGCCGTCACGTTGGCTGCACCACTAATGTTGCCATCAGCCACCGCCGCATTGATGTAGAGATCCATCTCCGTTGAAGTGCCGTCGATATTTGATACCGTATCAAGAGGCGCACCGTGGAAGTCTTCGTCACCACCAGTGCATGTCACCGTCGTCGATATGATTGTATCTGCTTGAGTTCCAGTTAGTGTCGCAGTGCCATCAGTACCAACCGTCGATCCAAGCGCCATCACGTAAGACGTGGTAATCGCTGCATCGGAAGTGACGACCAAGTTACACGTCGCCCCTGTAATCTGGATATAACCAGCAGGGAAATCGTAGATCTTGATTCCGTTCCCATCGTCCTTATCTTCAAGCGCGATGTTGCCCAGTGTGTCAATCGTTAGAACCGTCTTGTGAATACCGTTGACGCCATACTCAGCCGCCGTACAAGTGGATCCGACAACTGCGCCGACGTCACCAGTCGAAGCAATAGACACTCCGCTGCTATCGGTAATCGTTGATCCGTCCTGAAGCTGGATGTCAGTCGTTGCGGCACCACTGTCAATAATGATTCCCTGTTCCCACACCTCGGAACCAGCGTTGGTTGAGATCCTCAAACCGGCAAACTTAGTGGCGCTCATATCAACACTGCCATTGACGCTTGAGTTAATGGTAACGCCAGTGAGCCATCCATCGTCGGCAAGAGTGACATGTTCATCAAAGTCAAGTGCAAAGAATCCTGCCGCCCTTTGAGTAGTCGCAGTACCAGTAAAGTCCGCATCCGTACCAGACGCCTCAATGACACCAGAGACGGCAGATTGTACACCGTCAGCCAAAGCGTGCTTAACCCTCAATCGGGCCTCTACCGCCGCAATGGAAATCGCGTTGGGCTGTGCAACAGAAACATGATATCTCGAACGTATTCCTGCTGTATAACCAGTGGCACCAGCAGTCAGCGTGGTCAATGGTTCGGTATGTACTTCCATCGCGAATGGATTAGCAGTCGTAACCGCTATCCCTGCGTCCATGGTGCCCATATCGAAGAAGCTGCTTACGTCCAATGAGCCAACAAGGCTGAATGAGTTAGCTGTCCACGTGACAGTAGGGGCGTTGCCCGTATGAGTGATCGCTGTGATCCCAGATGTAATCGTGGTAGCAATCTGCATGTACTCCGTTGCGTTCAATCCCAGCCGATTAGCTGGCGACTCAGCGCTAGTGAATCCTGCACTGACATTCCTCACAGACGTAGCCCCGTCAATGAGCGCAGTCGTACCGTCCACATCCAACGTGCCGTCAATATCCGTATCGTCTAGATTAGATGTCCCGTCTACTGCCAGATCAGTACCAACCCATGCTTTCTTGGCTATACCGATTCCACCATCCGTATGGATTGATCCGGTAACAGCGCTCGATGTGTCAGTTACGTCATCGACTGATATGATGCCAGAAGTAGTCACAGCGTCAAGGTCAATCGCCCCGACGAGATCGAAACCGCCACTAGCCGTCCATACCACCGCAGGCGCATTACCAGTATGTGTGATCGTTGTGATACCGCTTACCGCTGTGGTAGCAATCGACATGTAGATAGTCGTGCTAACGCCGATACGATTAGCAGCCGCTTCAAGGCTAGTAAACCCCGCGCTGATATTCCGCACGGATGTGCTACCGTCTAGCGCAACGAGCGTACCGTCTACAGTTAGATTGCCGACGACGCTAATTGCTCCGAACGTCGTTGTCCCTACGACCTCAACGTCGCCTCCGATATACATATCATCGAAGTAGTTCGTCTTCGCAAAGCACGTCACACCTAAGAGGAGGACGAGACTTAGTACAAGTAGTTTCTTCATTCTCACCACCTCCTAGAGTGGTCGCTTGTAATACACAATCACGCGAGCTTTGCCAGTAGTGGGCACAGTGCTCGTGTGTGTGAAGATTGCCGAGACAACAACATCCGACGTAGGCGTGTAATCAAGCACGTTCGTCTCAGTCGTCTCACTATTGGCATTAGTCGGATGCCCGTCCTCGATGAAGTAGTTCGTGTTGGTAGGGATGCCAACGATCAAGGCGTTATTAGCGCCACCGTCGAAAGCAGTCACAACCCACACCGTACACCCAAGAAACGTAGCGCCTGCGGGGATGGTCCCGATTGCAACCGTCCCCGTGCCACCAATTACATCCGTGTATTCAATCAGCTCAGAGAGCTTGCCGTCACCTGGAGCCCATGCACATGGAGAGCCTGGCGATCGCATGTTATGCGGTCTTAGTCTCGCTACCATGATCCCTCCTATGCCGAAGTATCGGTGTAAGCGACAGCCTGACCAACAGGACCATAGCCAGCCATTGAACGCTCAAGAACTGCACACGTATAGACATCCGTTTCAATGCTTGCGAACACGCCGCCGATGTGAGTAAAGTCGTTGTCTCTGTCGAGATCTTGGACGTACACCTCGAAGTCGGCCATCTGAATCAGGTCAGTGACAACAAGCGTCCCGACAGCGGATTCAGTGATGTCAAATGCACCTGTACCGTTATCCGCGCACAACACCTGACGGTCGCCGCCTCCAGGCTCGGTACAAGTGAAAGTTACAGTTGCCGTAGATACCTCAGCTAGCATACCAGGAACACCGTACGTTGCATCATTGACACAAGCAGCCAACGAAGTAGCGGCATCGTTATCTCCAGTGTTGAGGAACTGACGATCTGGCAAGCTCTGCGCTGCGGCTGCCGTATACGTCAAGGCTGTTCCCGCCGTCAGAGTCCCTTCCCCGTTGAAGTAATACGGCGTCAAGATCAACGTATCTGCAACTTGGACCGTATCACAAAGCACAGATGCCATCGTAACCTTGATGCCCTGCTCCATCGTAATAGTCTCGCCAAGAGCCGACGCTCCAGATCCAGTAGCATCAGTCGCCTCATTGACTACAAACGTCAACGATTCTCCGTTGTGCTGGCCGCGTACAATCGCAGTGAACTTAGCCTTTGCGAACGTATCCATGCGAAAGTGTTCTCCGCTGATGCCCGTTCCACCTACTTGCGGCTTGACGCCGCAATCTACCTTTACACCTTCTCTAATCATGTGCATATTAGTTCTCCTCGCCCCGTAGGGCTAGACTTCTCTCTATGCTACGTCCGTCAGTTGAATGAACGGGCTCACAGTGTTCGTACCGTCTTGAAGCGTCAGCGGTGAAGTGATCCACGGCTTGCCGTCTTCGTAGTAGTTGACCTTCAACGTCTCTTCACCCTTCTTGAATCCAAGGATGCCCATGTCTGACTTCAACGTTGCACCCATTCCAGGCTTGACCAAGTAGTAGTCAAGGTTGATCAAGCGCATGTCGCCTTCAGTTCCCATTGACGGGCTAATCTCGTTGAAGAAAACAGGAATGCCACCCAACGTCGGAGAAGGAATTCCGTCACGCGCATTGTCAGCCCACATCAATCGGCCATCACCATTGGTCATGAACATCAACTGAGGCAGCATCGTTACCTTCTGACATACCCATACGAAGCGCCCTCCACCGTTAGACATAGCACGAGCGAGCATGTAAACCATGTCAACGTACTGGAAGCTATCGGCTGTATCTCTGGCAATCGAAATCATCGCAGGACTAGAAGCAAAGCCCTTGAACTCACCAGCGCCCGTGCCCGTCTGGATCTTGCTGTCACGATGTGCGAGGATTGCGCCATTGACGAGCGGCTGCATCATCGAACCCATCTGAGGAGTATTCGCCTGCGACTCCTCGGAGACAGTCCAGAATGCACCAACCTTCTCAGGCTTCAAACTCACAGTCATGATAGTCGGAGTATCTGTCTCTGTCAGGTTTACCAGCTCTTGCGCAGAATAGACAGCTACGCCACCAAAGACACCCTTCGAGCCTGACTGATCGAATGCGTTGAATGTGTAAGTTCCATTCGGTGGGTCGGTCTTGGGAAGCATCTTCACCATAGACGACAGCCATTGCTGCTCAGGTGGAATCTGCAGCAACTGGTCTGAAAACTGAGGGCGCATCCAATACCCGCCGCCGGTCCCTGTAAGAGTGTCAAGGCTACGTCGCTCTACCTCACCCTTGTGCATCTTCTTCAATCGCTCAGGAACGCCCATGCCATTTCCGGCAGAACGTACTTCGGCAATCATCTCATCAAAGCCGCCAGGCTCGTTGCCATAGCCGTAGTCTTCCTCGCGTGTCTCGGTAGCCACACCGGCAGGCGCTCGCTGTTCCTGAATCGCAGCAGACAGCCTCTCTTCAGTCGCCGTCAACTTCTCGTTCATCTCTTCATAGTGCGCCGTTGCGTCACCTGTGATGTCCTTCACCCGTCGCTCAACTTCCTCTTTCACCGTCGCAGGAATATCTCCCAGCGAATCGCCAATGCCCTTGATCTTGACATTCAGCTCTTCAAGTGCCCGTTGCTCCACGCTCATTTCAGTCTTAGTTTCCTCAGACATCTCGATCACCCCTCATGGTTTTCTCTATTACGCCTTGGAGCCAGAGCACCGAGTCCTGAAGCGTCCGGGTGTCTAATGACGGGCCTTCTGCTTTCACGAGTGCTGCCGTAGTTCCTATGTCTTCACCCGCAGGAATGGGAACGCTATACGTTTCCAGTGTCTTGCGGAGATTTGCCACTTCCTCAATGAATCTCTCTTCGCTTCCTTCTTTCAATGCGATGTTCAATTCGCGTAGGCTGTTCGTCGCCATGCGTACTTGCTCGACGCTTGCACCTGGAGTCGCGCCAAAGTTCTGCGTCACCACTGCGATCTCATATAGGCTAACTTCCTGCTTGTGCTCGATGCCTTCCTTATCCCTCTTCGAGCGAATCGTTTTGAATCCGTGGCTCATGTCGCTGTAGTAGCCAGTCGAAAGATCATCCTCATGCGGCAACCCCACATAGATTTCCATGCCGACAGCCGACTTCAGATTCGGACGCCCTTCCTGAATGAGCAAGCCAGTTTCATCTTCAACCACACCGCGCATCATCCCGCCTGGATTGTGCCAGTTGTGATTTGCAGTCATCGGGAATGATCCCTTGCGGGCCTTTATCGTGCGTTTGAATACGCCTGGATCGAAGATAGACTTATAGGAATCCAGAATATCGAAGAGCGATCCGTGAGCAACGAACACACCCTTGCTGTCGATGTCGCGTATCTCAAGTGGAACCGTTCGTGTCTCAGTGAACATTTCTCACCACCTCAAACGATCTTTCTGGATTGGTCATGGCTCACCCCCTAAGACTCCCACACCCACACGATGATCGAGGCGTAGTTGTTATCCGCCTTGCTCGTGACCGTGATTTGGTATGACGTTGATGGTTTCAACAGGAAGTGATTTCCCAGCTCGCCGCGCATCTCTGCCCTCTGAAGAATCTCTGTGCCGCCCGTGTAAGTACCGCCATACTCAGCAGCGACAGCGTACTCATCTGGGTAGCTGCCTTGACGACTGCGCCCGAACAACGTGAGCGCCGTGCCAGCAGCCCCGATCGTAACATCCTCTGTAATCAGCACATTGGATATGGAAGCAGATGAAACATCCTCTGCCATCCAGTACGAGCCGGTTGCCGGTGTGGTAATGACAATCTTCATTACGTCGGCAATGTCGAAATCGGCGTCGAACAGGTATCCCCTGTGCCCTGAATCTCTTACTGAATAATGCTGATGGTCCATACCACTCACCTATCCCTGTAAATATTCAACAACATCTGAAAGAAACTGCCCTCGTTTCAGAACAACGTGAACACATCCTGTCTGTCTTTCTAGTTCCGATATCCAGCCATCCCAATTCGATTCTAGCAGAGATATGAAGCCGTCATCGTTCCCTCTCTCGCCGTACCTAAGAAGGTATTCTTCCTTCATTTTTCTATCTGGATAGACAAGAACAAACTCCATCCCGTTAGCAACTAATGCACTCCTAACTGTGGCATGAGTGCTAATCAGAACGATGTCTGCTCTATCCATGTTCTCAGCGATGTGCGCGATATAGTTGTCTGGGAATGCTGATTTATCAAATAAGCTACTATCGCTGTCAAGCACACGTTTATCGCTATGGTTGAACAACCACGTCTTTCCACACCCTGGGAACGCAGATATTAGCATCATCCGCTCCTATAAATTGCCACGCATCTACACATCACATCGTTCGTCCCATCACCCGGATAATCCGCACCGTCTGAGAACGTGTCATTGAAGTTGATCCAGCCTTGCCCGGTATTATTTACGTGCGCCGTTCTCACCCGATCGTCACCCGCGTCAAGCCACGCCTTCTGCTTGGCAACGCCGCTCTGTCTAGCCGACTCGTGCATCGCCGTCCCAGCCGCTTGATGCACTTCAGTCCGTGCGATCCTCATAGCGCGATAGGTGTCCGTGCCGCCTTCCCAGTCCTTGAACACCTCTTTGATGCTGCGTGAGATCTCAACCATACTCGCGCCGCTCTTGATCCCTTCGAGCACAATCGCACGGATAGCTTTCTTCGTCGTCTCCTGAATCAGCTTCACCTCGGATGCAGCGTGAGCGTTGACGTACTTCTCAATCTCCTCTGACCACGGATCGAAGTCACGTGATTCATGTAGCGAATCTATCATGTCTTCCACGTCTGAGAACGACTTAGTCCGCGGAGTCAGCTCGTCAAACGTGCCCTGCCCGAAGTCCTCAATGACTGCTCTGTATACGGCGGTAAGTGTCTTTATCCACACGCCGCGCTGGGATTCAATAGCCGCGTCAGTATCTGTATGTCCGTTTTTGACAGCTTTGACCACCGCTGACGACTCCACCGTAAACAGAGAGCTAATTTTTGCTGCGACATTGCGTTCCCATCCAAGACGCTGTCGGTCCGTTGCGCGGTAATGGAGATCAGACACTGCGTTGTCTGCCGACCTCTCAAGAATGCGCGTCCTCTCCTCGCGAGGTAAACGCATCATCTCAATTGCGGTATATGATCGACCTTCATCAACCGGCTCAGTCCTTGCCGCGTCTACAGGCAGTAGCTTCGCAGAGATATATCCAACCTCTGAGCAGTCGTCTTCGTCGAAGCCTAAACTCAATCGTTCGTTGATCGCTCGTGGCGAGATGCCCATGTCGAAATACTTCTTGCCTTCTTCGGCGTTTGCCTTTCGCTTATCGACCATTGGCGGTGTGCCGGATAGATCGTGGTCGAAATAGATACCCTCGAAGTGAGGCGCGAGCTGGATGTTTAGCGTTGATATGAATTTCTTGGAAGATGGAATGTAGGTGGCGTTATAAGTCGCAATCTCAGACGCCCTCATATTCTCGAATTTGGCTGGGACCAATCCAGTTGACTCTGCGAAGACTCCGAATCCAGTGCATAGTTCCTGGTTCGTGAGGTTCGTGCCGCCCATGAAGTCCATCTCAGCAGGCGTCGGCGTAGCAGGAACGAATCCCTTCCCGTCTTCAATCACTAGCACCTTGCGTGCGTTGGCTGGCCCTTCTTTGTTCGCCTTGATTTGTTCTTGTAGCCGATTATACTGCGGCTTTGCTAGCAAGCCTGTATTTATCGTTCCACTTGGCCACAGTCCATTCTTCATCGAGTGATATTGGAAGTCGGTAATAGCGTTGCCCGTATCCACTAATTTAGCATTCGCTCTCAATACAGGCTGGCCAAACAGGTCACTCGACGGCGAGTAGTTCTTGAAGTGGACTATATCATTTTCGTCAAATGGTTCAGGCTTCTCACCGGGGATGGTGTAGAAATATATCTTCCTCTCAATTCCATCATCACTATCACGCGCCCTCAGAACCTTGATGCTTACTCGGTCCGATCTCAGAGGGTCAAGCCGCACACTAGAACCGACTTGGTTGATGTACCAATAGGCGTCACCGGCCATACAGAGGAAGAGCTCGACCCTGAATTTCAGTTCGTCCATTGAGATCTTAGGGTTAGGAGAGGCGAGTGTCTTAGACGCTGGATGTGTATCTGATGCAATGTCCTTAGTAGCTATGTCCTTCGCTACGACGGGAATGGACACCTGAGCGTCTGCTCTGAACTGTGTTAGCCTGTAGACGAGCCAGTGAGACTCGTAACCCTCTAGCACGGCCTTCGCGGTATTCCAGTCCGTCCACTTCTCAACGCCATACTGCATGGACTGAGTTGTCTGGATCGACGTTCTAGTCTCAGGTGCTAGAAAGTGAGCAAGGGCCATCCGTGGCCCGTCGCTTGCCCATTCTAGGACGGCATTACGCAATCGCCCCATGAACTCCCCTCAATAGGCGCAGTCCGGTTGTCGCGCCCATTGGAAAGATACTAACATGATGGGAGAGTTATTACAAGTATAGCTGAGGCGTAGAAGTCACGAAACTATATAGTTCTAACATCAAGCATGGATCTAACATCAAGTGTGCCGTTTATAACCATCGAATCACCCGGGGCTAACGTTTTAGGTGACCGCCCGCTTGTAAGCACTAGATGGCCTCCTATCGACAAATCTACCGTTAACGATCCGTCATGCAAACAATCAACCTCAAGATGTATCTTGTGAGTATTTAGGAACCGCGAATCCTTTACTAGTGATGGTTTATAAAACTTCGGGAATTGCGGTGCTATGAATTCGTTCATGCTCACCTCGTTTACACAGCGATGTCGGGATGTGGTTAGTCGGAATTCTCTTAATCGGAATTCAGATGTTCTATCAGTCGGTCAGTCGGATGTTGTCTGTTAGCGAATCGGGTATTAAAAGTTCCCCGGTTTTGGCATTGCCGGTTGCACAGATATATCAACAATTAGCATTTGTTTGCTCATTTAAGAGCTGATTGGTTGCAACAACTTAGCCGCTAAGTCTACTGTTTAAGGCACAGTGCGAGCCTATCATCCCACGCCCATCGCTATGTCAATGACCAATATCTGAGGCGGACGGCGAGACGTTTAACTCGCCGCCGCAATGTTCTATTCCACGTATGGATCTTTGAACTCTTGCCCAAGCTCATCGTCAACATCAAGCTCGGTCGTCCAGTTTGCTTGCTGAATGATGGCGTCAATCTTGCGCAGCCGCTTCGCGTGCCAGTCAAACGCATGAGTCACTTGCTGCATAGCGACCTTTGGAACCTTCGCAACAATATCGTCAATGCTCTCAGTCACGTTCTGGCGCTTTGCCTGCACAACGAACAGCCCATCAACATTGATTGGTCGAAGTCGGTCTACCTTCTCTTGGAGTTCCTTTCGTAGCAACAACGCTTCTGCCAATTTGATCTTCATGTGTTCCTCCTTAGATCTGAATTATACGCCGATTTGCAGCAAGTTTGCAAATCTGGAGCCGATGGCAGGACTCGAACCTGCGCTATCCATTTATCTGTGCCATTTCACAGAACGGTATCGAACCGTGAGCTTCGGGTATCCCCGGCGCTCTACCACTGAGCTACATCGGCATTATTCTCAAACTATGGAATAACCTCGCATCAAATCCTCCCCAGCCCATCAAACACCAACGCGAACCACATTGCGAAGAAGATCCACTTCATCAGGTATGCGAACCAGTCAGGCGTCATCATTCCCTCCATGCACACACGCATAGCAGATCTGCCTGCGCTTGAATCCTAAGAACGTCTCACCGCACACACGGCATATGCTCGGATGGATGCCGTCAGGGTGCTCCATGTCGTCTTCCCAGTCTCTAGTCATTAGCCTCCTACAGATCCACGAAGAAAGCGCCGTGGCCTTCCTTCTTATCCAGTTGCAGTAAGCGTCTCATCCCGATTACCATCGCATCCATTCCGCCTGGGCTCCACGCAGCGCCATCAATCCAGTTGCACATATCGTACTCTAGCTTGGGCTGATGCCCGATCATACCGCACTGCGCACGCCCCCACCTAGCCTTCACTGGCAGCGCCCTGACGTACTTGTTCTGTATCGACGGGATCATATTTGGGTTCTTATCCAGTGGAGCCATTGAGATCATTGCTTGCTCAACGCCCATCTCTCTAGCAATCGGGTTGATCGTCGTGCGGATCATCTCGCCGCCTGCGTTGGACTCAACGAGGATGTATATCTCATTGCAGAATGGTGCCCATCGCTCAACAGCGTCAACAGCCGTCACGCCCCATCGCTCAGGCGGTGCAACTTCAGTCAGATCTTCCAGCGCATAGACGATACCAAGCGCGTCCTGTCCACACGGAACGATGCCGCATGTGTCACTCCCTGGCTTAGATGACTTGCTCGGATCAATAGGGATAACGATGATCTCCCAGAGCTTAGGCGCGATATCCGCCTCAATACGATACGCATCAATCATGCCCTGCGTCCACAGTGCACCCGGCGTCTCCCAGATGTCCTCAGCTAGGATCTCCTGACGATACGAACGATCGTCCATGTCCAGCGTGATCTCTTCCAGTGCTACCTTGCTCAGGTGCGGATTGTCGTGTGAGGTGAAGTGAAAGCACGCCCAGCGACCTGTAGTGTCATCCTTAGCCTTCTGATACATGTGAGCGGCGAACATAGGATCCCGCGCTTTTGACTTCGCGGCGCTCTCTGAGTCAGGCGGCGTGTAGATGAACGTGGTTGTGCCATCGTTATCTAGCATCATCGGAGCACATACCTTCGTCCAGACACGTTCATCCATCATCTGGAACTCATCAAGGATAATGTCGTCGCCATAGTCGCCGCGTGCTGTATCAGGATTCCATGCTGTCTTAGCCTTGATACGTTGCTCTGTACCAACGAGTTCGATATACCTGGATGATTCGTTCTTCTTGAATACGCCACCGGCAACCGCATCGCCCAGCGCCCGTGTGATCTCAAACCAGAATCGCTCAGTCTGTTCTTGCGTGGGGGCCATGTAGAGAACGCGATGGCCCTCTAGGAACTTCTGAACGGCACGGATAGCAATGCCGGATGTCTTACCGCCACGCCTGCCAGCTCGAATGACAATGCGCTTCTTAACGCTGTCAACGAATTCAGCTTGCTTAGGGTGTGGCCTACGTAGATGGATCGTCAGGTTCGTCGTCGTCATATTTCACCGTGAGGGTAATAGCCCCCGTATGGTCAAGCACGTCTTTGAACATGCCAAGATGCTTCCCAATAGCCTCCAACGCAGCGCGCTTGTCATAGAACTTGATCTTCACCTTGCGCACCTGCCGAGCATCCTCACCTCTCCCTTCAAAGTAATCTTCAACCAGCGTCTCTGAAATTGCAGCGGCTTGTTCCCTTGTGAGGTCTGAGAGATTGATAAACGGCTCGCCACCATCAGTGATACGAACGTAGTCCAGCATGTTGGCAAAGCCTAGCAGCGCTAATTCGTTCAATACACGATCAACAGTTATCTCAGTGCGCTTTTCAATGCCTGCTCGCAGTTCTTTCATCCTTGCGGTGATCTTGGGGTTCTCCTCGAACAATTCATGAGCGGATCGGTTGATCGTTTCTGGCTTCATATTCTCGGTGTTATAGGCATGCCTATATGCCTTGCTCTTGTCGCCACACTCAAGATACTTTAGACACGCGGTCTCTTGTTTCGCCGTCAGCTTGTCAGCCAATCCATGGTGTTTATCCTCAGCCATCTGTCCATCTCCTCAACGGATTGAAACTTCCTCGGTCTACCGCCTGCGTGTTTCTCAGTCATCAGTCACCTCGTCATCGAGCATTACCTTGCGCCCATCTGGCAACAGCGCATACAGGGCAGTAAACCGTGATTCTCCACACTCCACGTCGTCAAGAGCCGGGGTCTCACCGCCTGCGCGTAGGAATGTTAATTCACGGTTGCAGTCACATCCGAAGTTACCCTCAGTCCAGTAATATACATGACCGCAATCGTTCGACGTATCCCAGTCGATGTTCTGCCTGCAAATGCGCACCTCGCCAGTATCGTTCTTGCGCAGAGCTACATCGTAGTGACCGAATACCTCAATCATCAGCTATCACCTCACTAGCAGTTCTTGTCAGGACGCCCAAGCTCTTGGCTCGCCGGTCGGACTCTTTAGTCGTCTCGCAGGCATAGCCGCCTGTGTCCAATTCTTCCCGCCCGTTCTGCACGCCGCGAATACGGCGCATCGTATGGACGCCCTGATAAGAACTGCTGCCAGTATACAGCAAAATGGACGGAGGTCGCTTCTTAGGATGCCTGGTCAACCTGCGACTGGCGAATGAAGGGGTAAAAGGAGTCCAGATTGATGCCTTGTGATAAGGCTCTGGGAAAACCCCGCCAAGCTTGCCTGCGTATCTCACTTTGCAATCTCTTTCGCTATCTTCATCGCTTCACATCAAGCTACCAACAATACAGAAAACACCAACGAACAAATTGACCGACGCCAGCGCGTATCGCTTTTCAATTAAGCTACAGTATGCAAACGCAAGATTACTCCCTCCTACTATAAACAGTATCGCGTTCATTTCTTACCTCCTCGTGTCGGATGGTAGTGAACCGCCGGACTCGGCATCTTCGCCGCCATCGCATTCTTCTCAAGGCACGCCGTACAGTTCATGCGTCGCGGATGTATCTCCCAGCTATGGAACCGGACGTTGTGTTCTGCGCCGCACTTCTCGCACACGTATCGGATGCGCTTCATTTGAAATCTTTCGTCTTCAGTTTCGTGATTATCCT